TGCAGCTTCTGCACCATTTGTAGTATTTCCATACATAGCTGAAGATGGAACCCATATAGTTTCTTTTCCAGCAATTTTAATTGCACCTGTAGCATCTGAAGCATCCACTGCTTTAGCTTGTCCAGTTCCGTTAGGAGCAATAGTAATATCTCCATCAGCAGCATCTGTAATAGTAATTGTACCTGAGTTAGTTCCTGAATTTGTATCTAAAACTAAATCATGTGCTCCACTAGTTGTAAGTGTTGCACTAGCAGCTCCTGTTCCAAAAACAGTTTCTCCTGATCCTTTTGGTTTAATAGCTATATCAATATTTGTATCACCACCCGTTGCAGATAGTGTCGGGTCATTTCCTGTAGCAGCATTTGCTATTGTAAATTCATTTACTGCTGAACTTGTAGCTGTAAGTAAAGCTAATTCGTTTCCGTTAGTATCTAATATAGAAGTTCCTATTGCAGGAGATGTTAAAGTTTTGTTTGTTAAAGTTTGTGTTCCTGAAGTTGTTACATTTCCAGCTGGTAAAGTATCTATATCTGGATTAGTTCCATCATTTCCAGTTGCAAATACAAGAGCATCTCCTTTATCTGTTGCAGCAAAAGTAAATGAATCACCAGAACCTGATACATATTTAAATTGTACTGTGTAAGCACCTGATGTTGAGTTTCTTAAAAAATAAAATGTTTGAACGTCTAATGGAATTGTTACAATTTGGTTTCCAGTAATGGTACCTGTAAATTCGATCATTCTGTGAGATAAAGTTGCTCCTGTTGATCCATCAGAAACAGATAATGCTGTAGTTTGTGCACCACCAGCTATTGATTGTGTTGTATATCCACCAGAAATTTGTTCTATGATTTGTAAATTGGTATTAGTTTTTGTACCCCAAGTTCCCGCGTTTTCCCCAGTTGCTTGAAGCTCAATTCCTAAAGGTGTGTATGTTGATGCCATAATTTTTTATCTCCTATGCGACGTCACTATAACTTGTATTTGACCCTGTTGCAACACCTGTATACGATGTATTTGAACCTGTTGCAACACTTGTATACGATGTATTTGAACCTGTGTCAATAGTTGCATAAGCTTGAATTCCTATTAATCCTACACTTGATGTTAGTTCAATTCCTATTAAACCTTGTGTTACATCTACAATAGAAATAGACCCTACAGCTGAAGTTGCTGCTATACCAGTTAAAGGCACTCCTATTGCCGGAACAATAGAACCTACTGAAGATGTTGCAGATACTCCTGAAACATCAATTAATTCAATTGCTCCAACTTCAACTTCTCCAATAGATACTGTTGCTGAAACTCCAGTAATTTGACTTGGTCCAAATTCTAATCCTAAAGTTCCTACACTTACTGTTGCTGATACACTTGTTATTGGTTCTGTACTTACACCAAATGCTAAACCTAAATCATCAACTGCAGTAGTTGCTGATTGTCCATCTAAACTAACTGTTGGACTAATTACAAAAGTAACACTGCCTACACTTGTTGTTGCAGATACTCCTGTTATTGGAACTCCTATTTCTATTGTTACATCAAATGTTCCACCCCAAACTTCATTACTACTCCATGCATTTTCTCCCCAACTATTACTGGCTGAAACTACAGCCTCCATACTTCTACCAACTAAAGTAATAACTTCATCTGGACTTTCTCCCCATTCATCTTCACCCCATTCATTTCTACCCCAACCAACTGTATGACCAGCGTATGCTAAAGTAGGCGTTGCAAATTCTGCGGATACTCCTGTTATTGGAACTCCTATTTCAGCATCAATTTGTGGACTACCTAAAGATGTAGTCATAGAGTGATTAGAACCTATCATTTCTAATAGGTATGTAACACCCATGGTTATAGAACCTGGTGAAGCTGTTAATTCAAAACCTGAAAGAGATACAGTTTCATCTGCACCTTCACCCCAATCAGCTTGACCCCAAGCTAATCTACCCCAACCTGTTTCATTAAATTCTATTGAATCACCTAAAGATACAGTTGCTCCTAAACCTGTTAATGTAACAACTGGGTTATCACTTTCTCCATAAGGTTCTTCACTCCAACCAGCTCTACCCCAACCTTGATTAGCTCCTGAAACCGTATCCCCAATAGATACAGTTGCAGATATTCCAGTTAAAATAATTAATTCATCAGTAGCTTGTCCCCATGAACCACCAGTATTCCAAGCATCAGCTCCCCAACCTGCAGTGATTGCATCAGTTGTACCCCAACGGTTCGTGTTCCAGGTTGTGCCTGATTCATTCCAAGAATTGGCCATAAGGAGTGCCTCCTTATGCTATACGTATTATTGCGTTAGATGCGTCTGCAGTTGGAAATTGAATTGTGAAAGTTCCAGAAGAAACTGTTTTGTCACCACCAAAAGCGATAACTGCAACAGCTTTGTCAGATTGTGTATCGTTATAAATTAAAGCACCATTTGCTGTAAAAGATGCAGAAGTATAACTTACATCAGCAAAATCACAAATTGCAGTTGTTCCAGAAGTTGTTGGTGTAACACTTGTAAGTGTCGCTCCACCTGCAGTGTATGCAGTTCCAGATGAGTTTGTAATTTCGTTTGAAGTTGAATAAGCTGTTGTGCTCGCACCTAAAGATGCTGAACTTGTAAATAAAGCTATTTTAAAAGTATTTCCACTTGTTGCTGTAAAGTTGTGTGTACCAACTAAAATTTCTTGTTTGAAACTTGTACAAATTGCCGATGTTATTGCCATAATATTTATCTCCTACGGGTTTGCTGATTTAACTGGTATTCGAACAGCACCATCTGTGTAGTCATCTCTTCGTCTTCTACCAACTTGCTCATTAGCAAACTTCTGTACCTCTTGTTTATACTTATTTTCATATAGTGTCAACATATCTATCGGACCTTTTAAAAATCCATAAGTTTCCGACAGACAGCAATATAATAGACCATTTGGAAAGTTAAGACTAATATAATTAGTGGTATTATCTGACTCCAAAGTAGCTGGCATTTTATTATAATGAACTCTAAATTTATACGTCGTATCAGGAACCGGCGCAAGAAACATCCTACCTGACGTAGTATCTGTGTTTCCTGTAGCTCCTCCATACATAGCATAGTATTTTGGTTTTCCTCTTTTTGCAGATTCTGTTGAAGATACATATTCTTGTAGATAAGTTACATCTTTTTTTTCTAACCAAGTATTGGCTCCATCTATTGCTGATGTAGAATCGTAAACTTGTATTCCTCTTATAAATAAAGCTCCTCCTGGAGCATTAATAGATTCTTGACCAGTAACTAAATTACCTGATTTTTGAAGTCTATCTGCATCAATAGGAACATCTCTCATGATTCTATATTGAGCATTTAAAATTATATTTTCTAAAATAGCAGTTGTTAACACATTAGAATCTGTTTCTGTATAGTTTCTAATGTTTGTAACTAAATCGCTATAACTTAACCCTGCCATTATTTAATGTCTCCTTGATGTTTTAAACGTATCTTTTTTTGTTTTGCAGTTTCCTCTACTTCTTCATACATTTCAAGATGAGGATCTTGTTTTTTAGGTTTAAATATATTTTTTATCCAATTCCAAATTTTTTTCATTATGCTTCTATGGTTATGGGTCCAACAGAACAACCATAGCCTCCTCCTTTTATACCACCAGTTGTAGCAGTATCTGTATCAACTGTAAAATGAAAATAATTTGATGTTGCATAGTCTGTTGTGACTGCTGCACCATTTTTATATAAACCTGTTGTAATTGTGTATCCTGCTGATTTTGCAATATTAGTGCCTGTAATACCATCAAAACTTTGAGGATTAGCATATACAAAACCACTTCCTGCAGAAGTAGTTGGTGGTCCTCTAAATCTATATGTTGTTCCGCTAGTTAAACCATGACCTGGAGAAAAAACATTTATAATTCTTGAACCTGCTTCGTAAGTTTCAAAACCATTATCAGTTATTCTAACAGTTGTAGCTGGCTCTATTCTATCTGGTCTTACTTGTAATAAAGCTACACCATCTCCTCCAGTAGGTTTAGGTTCTAATTGTGGTTGTTTTGGTTCGAACTCTGTATAATGAACAAAAGAACCATTCCATTCTCTAACCATTTCTCTGTATGGAAATTCTAATCCTGATCTATCTGAAATAGCTTTTGAGTGTTTACCTGTTGCGTACTTTGACATTATCTTACTCTCCCACCTTTCATAAACGCTCTACCTAATCCACGTTGTGAAATTCCACCACCTCGTAGATATTTTGATCCACCCATTCGCAAATCTCTTATTTCTTTTTCTTTGTCTTGTTTTTTAAATCCTTCTTCAATTTTTTTACCTATTTCTTTTTGTTTTTTCTTTTGTGTTCCAGAAGCACCTCCTCCTCTGTGAAGTGGGTAAGTACCTAATTCATCAACATTATAATAAGGACTTTTTTTATCAAGTTTTTTAAATTTGTCTCTTACACCAGGTCCCGGTTTAATTTCTAAAGGAAACAATTTTTTACGTATGCTTTTAATAATTTTAGGTGCTTTTGTTACTACTGTCATTATGTTCCTGGGTAATAAGCTTTTGGTGTAATGTGTGTACTAGAAGCTGAACCATCTTCTGCAAGAGCTCTTGCTAATTCATCTTCATAATATAATTTCATTTGTTGAACTAATTGTGGTTGATATTTTTGTGCAAGATAAAAAGCTAAACCTGAAGTCATACAAGGAACAAATCTAAAAGGTATGTCTGTTGCATTTGTATAATCTCCAACGTCTTGAATTCTTTTTATATAATAGAAATGCATATCTTTAGATGCATTAGTTGAATCTGGTGTAGGGTAAATACTAATACTAACATGATCAATAAATCTTTGTACCCAATATTGATTTGGTGTTCCTTTAGATAACTTATTAGAAAAACCTGCATAAGTAGATCTATCTACTTTTGTCATCGGGCTATCTGATTGAGTTGTTTGAGTTCTATTATTTCTTAATTGTGCTTCAAGAACATCGGATATTCCATAAATACCATTTGGATTTGAAGTAGCACTTGTACCATCTGCAGCTGCTCTAAAAAATTTATACTCGGCTTGTCCTTCTATTAAATCAAGATCAAGTTCTCCTATTTCCCAATAGTGAATACCTCTATTACCCCATTCTTGAAAAAGAATGTTAAGAGATCTTCTAGCTGATTTCATTTGATAACCAGCTACTGAATTTAATCCAATACGTTCAAAAGATTCTTCTATAATTTCATCAATAGAAAAAGTTTTGTCGAACGTTGTAGTTCCCGAAGTAGTGTTAGCCATTTAAACTCCTAGCCAGTGTAGCCGATAGTAACTGAAGTAGTATTAGTTAAATCTAAATATATTCCAGTTCTACATCGAATACCGCTTCCTGGAACATATATATCTAATCCTTCAGTACCACAATTACCTTCAAATACCAAAGCTCCAGAATTATCTGTTCCATCATATAATTTAATATTGCTGTTAGCTACGCCTTCAACTTGAATATAAGTTATTCTAGCTGGTCCAATAAATGCACTTGAAGCGTCTGTTGCTCTACCAAATCTACCGTCAGAAGTTCTTGTAGAAAACTGTTGGTCTGATGTTGCCATATTTTGTTTCTCCTTAAAATTAATATGTGGGGCCGAAGCCCCACACTAATTATTTATTACGCTGCAAATACAAATGCACCAGTAACTTGAGTTGTTTCTCTAGCTAATGATGACGCGATGTGCCACGTACCTGTTTCATAACAAATGAAAGCAATTTGTCCACCAACAGTCAACAAGTTTGTTGTTGCGTTAGCTGGAGTGAAAGTCAATTTAGTTTCACCTGCTGCTGAAGTATCAAAAGTTACTTCACTTGAACCTCTTGATTCAATAACTGAACCAGTTGCCCAAACATCTGTACCAGCTGCATCAAAAACTAATGTTGCTGTTCCACCAGTTGTGTCAACCGCTTGCGCGTAAACTACAACTGTTCCTGCTGTTGCTGCAGGTAATGTACA